CATTAACTCTGGTGGTTTCAACACCCCCGGCGGCCAAGTAGCGTACTCCGGTACCGCTTACTCTGGTTCGTTCATTCCAGCCCTCTGGTCTGGCAAGTTGGCCCAGAAGTTCTACGCAGCCACAGTGTTCGGCGAAATCGCTAACACCGACTGGCAAGGCGACATCACTGGTATGGGTGACACCGTCATCATCAACACCATCCCATCCATCACAATCAACAGCTACAGCGTTGGCCAAAACTTGGCTTACGAAGTTCCAGCTCCTTCGACCATCAGCATGGTCATCAACAAGGGTAAGTACTTCGGCGTGAACGTGAACAACGTGTTGGAATTGCAAGCTAAGCCAAAGTTGATGGACATGTTCACCAACGACGCTGCTATGCAGATGAAGATCAACATCGACAAAGACGTGTTGTACACAAACTTCAACCAAGGCGACGCAGCTAACCAAGGCGCAACTGCTGGTGCTATCTCCGGCGGTTACAACCTCGGTACTGACTCTGCCGCAATCACTTTGACTGCTTCTAACATCTTGTCTAGCATCACTGCTTTGTCAAGCGTGTTGGACGAAGCCAACGTGCCTGAGACAGACCGCTGGTTGGTTATCACCCCCACTGAGCGTCAAATCTTGATGCAATCGAACTTGGCTCAAGCCCAGTTCATGGGTGACGCATCTAGCGTTTTGCGCAACGGCAAGATCGGCATGATCGACCGTTTCACTGTGTACGTGAGCAACTTGGTTCCACGCGGCGCAGCTGGCAAGACTTGGATGAACCCCAACACTGGCACTGATGCTACTAGCTCTGGTGCTGTGAAGCGTCACGCCATCTTGGCTGGCCACAAGTCTGCAATCACTTTCGCTTCGCAAATCGCCAAGGTCGAAAGCCTGCAAAACCCCAACGACTTCGGTACTCTGGTGCGCGGCTTGAACGTGTACGGTACTCAAGTTGCTCAGCCAAAAGGCTTGGCATTGTTGGTCGCCGCAGGTTAATCGCTTCCCCAAGCGTCGTAGGGGCTCCGGCCCCTACTTTTTAACCTTTAGGAGAACGACATGGCAGTTATTGACGATCTGATCGCCAGCGGCTTATCACTCCCTCAAGCTCAAGCTGTAATCGCTGAAGACACCACCGCCAACATTGACGGCTTGGTTTCCGCAGGCTTTACATACACTCAAGCTTTGGGAATCACTGGTCTTGATGCAGGTACTGCAACTGAGAACAACCTCGTTGTTCAAGGTTTGTGGGCAGGCACTCAAGTTCCCGCAATTACAGCCGCTTTGGCAGTAACACCGTAAGGCAAAAATGGGCACGGTAACAGCAAAAACCATCATCGACAAAGCTACGATTCAGCTGATCGACTTGACCAACATCCGTTGGACGCGAGCCGAACTGCTTGCATGGCTCAACGACGGTATGCGCCAAATCGTGACCATCCAGCCGAGCGCTTCCTCCACCACTGTGTCAAAGCAGTTGGTGGCTGGAACCCGCCAATCCCTTCCTGCTGACGGATGGCTCTTGTTGTCCATCTACCGCAACATGGGCACGAATGGCACAACCCCCGGGCGAACTGTTCGCTTGATCTCGCGTGAGATTCTGGACAGCTTTAACCCAAACTGGCACACAGACAAAGCTACGGCTGAAGTCCGCAACTACGTTTACACAAACCAAGACCAAACGGCCTTCTACGTGTATCCGCCAAACACTGGTACCCAGTATGTCGAGTTGAACTACTCTGTTCAGCTTGCAGACCTGACTTCTGAGTCACAGGTCATCCCAATTTTTGATGTCTTCCAGTCTTCTCTGGTGGACTACATCCTGTATCGCGCTTGTAGCAAAGACGCTGAGTACGCCCCCGGCCTGCAACTGGCTCAGGGCTATTTGGCTACTTTTATTGCTGCAATCCAAGGCAAGTCTGATTCTGAGGTCACCAATGACCCAACTCAGTCTCTTGGCCCCCGTAATCCGCCCGTTCGAGGTACTGCACAATGACCGCCGTTTCATACGAAGTCTTCTTGC